GTTTTGTACTTAGCATCTTTCAAGCTTACTCCTGCTACTTCATATAGAGTGCGAGTATCACGTACTGTATAATAAGGCCAGGGAGTTCGCATGCCAAGCTGTCGCCATGCCGTTTCACATGCTACAACGTCAAATGCAGCTCCATTGCTCCAAACTGCTTTACGATTCCAACAAAACTTATATAGCTTTTCCATAGCTTCTCTAAATGAGATTCTACCCTCATCTCCCATTGCTTCGGCTATGGCTTCTGGAGATTGCTTACTCCACCAATTAATAGTACCCTCATCAATAATCCTACCATGCTGTTCTGTTTGCTCATCAATGGTTGGCTTGAGTTCAAGTTTTTCTACTACACCCATACCTTTTGGGTCGAATGCTACTGCACCAATGCTCAAAATTACACAGTTTGGACTGGTGTCTAGTGTTTCTAAGTCAATCATAATATGCATTTAATCACCTAAATATTTCAATGTAAAAACCAAATACTTTTGTTCGTCAACAATTCGGTAGTCATCAGTTATCCCTCCGGACGTAGAATCAAGTAGAAGTTCTATTCCTTGCGTCTGTTCTAACCATTCCAAGAAAGCATCTACTGTATAATCTGTAGTTAAAGAGAATTCATCTTTTAACTTTATCAATACTTTCCAAAAATCCCACCTAGCTAGTCTTTTGTCTATCGCAGGATCATCATCACTATAGTCTTGAAACGGAAACGTTTGTGGGATTTTCATTTAATATCCAGCCGCTATCAACAACTCTTTGACTTGAGCTAGTATCTCTTTATCTCGCAAAAACTTAATAGCCCATTGTTCAGGGTTAATATAGTCAATGATCATCTTTTGCTGAGTTACATCCAATGACTCTAAAAACTGAACCCCACTTTCGCTTTGATACAATAACCAAGGACTTATCTTACCGTTAGTGATCGAATAACATACTTTGTTTCTGTTACCATACCTCAAACAATCTTTAGTTTGAATCTTTTCTTGTTGGGCCAGTTCTGTGGTAGATTCAATACTACGTGCTATTGCATCTAGTGGGTCTTCTTCTTTAAGATATTGAATTAGGAATTTTGTGTAAGTAGAATCTTGAGCCCAAACATCTATCTTAATATCATTTTTAAGCAGGTAATCCATATACCTACTTACATTAACAACATGGGCATTAACACAATAGTTGCCAAATTTAACAAAAGCAATATAGTATGCGCTTTTCGTGAAATCTAGATATGTCCTCTTCTTTGTTCCTGATGTATTTTTAGTGTAGAATTGAATCCAAGACTGGAACCCTATTCTGTTGCCAGCTTTATCCTTATCTTGCCATCTACGCTTATACTCACACAAATGCTTCATCATCGTAGTTTCACGAATAAAACTACGATTACAAAAGTCACAACTGAAATCAGATTTCGTTTCCGCTTTCTTTTTCATATTGAGCAATATCATCATCAGTAATTAAGTCATTTAAGAGTTCGATGTCGCCGAGTTTCATTGTAGGAAACTTCTTGGACAAATAATGTTTACGATTCTGCTGTGTAACATATGCTTGGCTAATTTCTTCTATAAGACTCTTATCATAACCAGCATATACTTTACCAAAGTAATCTTGTATATCTTTTGCTTTTGCAGCTTCTTTTAGTTTGACTACACGATCCTTTATCTGCGGGATCCATGGATGAAACAATTTACCAATATCAGGACTACTTGCACATAGCATCAACCACTGTAACTTAGGATGCTTTTGCACATTCTCATTGAACATATGTGTGTTGGCATAGTAATCAACACTACGCAAACAATAGTTCTGTACATCAGTTTTCCCCTTTACTGAACTCGCATACTGCAATATCATGTAAGATGAAAACTTTTTTTGTTGTTCAGGACTAAGGCGATCAAAATAACCATAGTCCTTTTTATCCACAGCTTCAATAGCATCAAACAGATTAAAGTCCTGTTTGTCAAAGAGTTCGTCTTTATTCTTTTTGATTGCCATATCTTTTCTTGTGTATCTCTATAGACTGAGCAATAATTGCTTCTAATTTCTTGTCGAAGCCTTCTTCTACAAATCTACGTTCTAAATGTTTCACGAATTCAGAATTGTCATCATCAATATCTGATAGAGAAACTTTTTTAATGTTCATTGTGTTTAATCTCAAAAAACTTGTCGGTAGTCCACAATCTCACAATTCCTGCTGATCTCTTTGACAAAGTAAATACATTTGGGTTTAGGTTTGTCTTCAATGGGTACACACAAGAACTGTCCATTCTTAAGACGAGGAGCATACCAAGTTACATCATGGTAAATGTCTTCGATTTCGATGGGTAAGAATGTAGGAGAAAACGAACTGAGTGGATTGAACTCATATGCATTAAACCCTCTATCATTCAAACTAGAAAGAGGTAGTGTTTCCAAATCACCATGATCTCTTTCACCTATCAATATTTGCCAATCTAGTGGCATCTTTATCCTATGATCTCCTACTTTAAGTACCAATGCAGGTGCATTGAATGATTCAAGAAAGATCAGTGGAATAAAATGGTAGTCTACGTTTTGCGGATTAGAGTTATCCAAAATAGCAAATCTAAGATCATCGATTTCTTCTGGAAGAGTTTCTAGGTTATAGAATTTGTTGTCATCAAGTTGAAGTATTCTCATTTGCGTACTATAACATCCTTTAGTTTAATAATCAAGTTATTTGTAATCTAACTTTTCCATAGAAAAGTTATATTTGGCTTCTTTATAAAATGCCTTTCTTTGGGTCAAATGCCGTCTAGCAAACTTGCAGTCACTAGTAATATCCCAAATTTCTACACTATCCTTGTCTTCTGCTTTCCTAATTCCTCGTCCAATACTTTGAATAACACGCACAAACGATTTACCTGGTTCAATAAGGACCAAGTTAAAAATTCTAGGAATATTAATGCCAACTGCCGCTACACCATATGTAGCTACAATTATCTTATTATCACTAGTCTTTACTTCATCATATTCTTCTTTTCGTTCAGTGAGTTTAGTTCCACCGCTGATAAACACACTGCCTGGTAATCTATTAGTAATTTCATGCCCGGCATTTACTCTATCAACAAGTATCAGAGTATTGCCGCTATTCTTTATTGATGAAACAACTTCTGCAATCTTGTCTAATCTATCAGAGTTTTCAAGTAAGTACTTAAGTTCACTTTGGTAGTTTTTAAAGTCTACCCCATCTTTTAATTGCACGATGTTAACGTGACATTGAGCAAGAACTCCTTTCTCTTGTAGATCACTAGCAGCAAGTTTACTAATTACAGGGCCTAAACTTACCAACAAAGAAATCTGTTCAAAGTCAGCTTTGGGTATAGTACCAGTCAATCCCCAACGGATGGGCACATGTGAGAATACCCCTGTTAACAAGGTTTTGAGGGCATCAGCTTTTGCCATATGCACTTCATCCACCATCACACATACTACACCATCAATAAAGTCACCAATGGTGATATCAGCATCACCTGATTTAGTATTCTTGAGCAGATTGTTAAGTGATTGCCAAGTGCATATCGTATGCTGCCTACCAAATTCTTTTCTATCACCGAAATATACCCCAACGTTTAAGCCCATGTTGATGTAATCGGCTTCTGTCTGCACTACTAGGCTTTTGTTGGGTACGATAACAATACTGCGTCCATAGGGTTCAATGCTTTTACTTAGAGCAGCAGTCATGATAGTTTTACCTGCTCCAGTAGCTACTTCCTGTAACGACTGAGGGTTAGCCAAGAAGTCATTTACTATCTTTATTTGATAGTCACGTAGCATAATAGGTTCACCTTCTTTTACATGGCCTACGGGCCATGTACAGTCAGAAAATGAATCCTCGGACACTTGCGAAAACGTGAAAGAATTAACCTGTTGGCGCAAGTCTTCTAGTTCAATATCGTAGTCCATTTGATCTAGGATAGGTATGATTTGATCTAGCAAATTGATGTAAGTGCTGCCACCTAAACTAAAGTAACTTACTTTGCCATTCCACCTGCCAAGCTTAACGCTAGGGAGATACCTAGCACCTGGTACATCATATTCAAATTTACGCATGAGTGCTTTTCGAGCATCTAGCTCCAACCCTTCTACCTTAGCGTTGACCTCATCTTTGATTATGATCTTACATGTTTTCATATTTTGATTGGTGTGTTATTCTTGAAATGAAGTTGTTTAGTTATGT